GTATTAGGATGTACGTTATCAATTTTTTTTCTACATTCTTCTACTATTTCAGTTCTTGATAATCCTTTTCTAATTAATTCTTTCATGTATTCCATACATGATTCTCTATTTGGATTTATATTTACCATTATTGATTTTCCTCTAACCTTATTTCATCAAATTCATAGTTATAAAACATATCATCTTGATTTACGTCACTATATTTATAGTGACCTCTATTGTATTTGGCTATCGCTTCATCCTTTGATTCAGCCTCGATATATATATCGTTATATCCAGTGAATCTCTCTTGAATAATATATTTCATTTATTTATTCTCCAAAAATGTTTTAAATAAATATTCTTTATATCCTTTTCTACTTCCATATATACCTTTAACAGTTCTATTATCAGAACTTATACCTGATCTCCAGGCTTTACAATTCATAGGGATATTTTCGCTAATAGCTATCAATATCTGCTTTAAATTCCATGAGTTAGCATCATGTTTAAGACATAATCCTAATTCATTTAATTTTTGACCTAACTTTATATAACTTACTGGACTATTTGAAGCAAAATCTCTCATTTCATGCCTAATTTCATAGCTATGCCAGTATTTAACAAAAGTAAAACTAAAAATTTTACCATCTTGTTGTTTTTCTTCATGCAACCAAAATCCATTATCTAATAATGTTTGGGTACAATTTTCACTAATTTGTATTTTCATTTTTTACCTACATATCTAGGGTTATCTTTTAAATGGTATGGATTATATTTTCTTACTTTTTTATATAAATCTAAGATAGATTCTCTTTCATCTTGACTAAATTTCTTTAAGTCAAAATTTACTATTTCATCAAGTGCTAAAAATAAAGCACTTGCATCTTTTTCTTGTAATCTAAGATTCATTACTTATTCTCCTTTAAAAATTCAATAGCTCTATTCTCTATAGCTTCAGCAACATAGGGATTAATCTTTATAAAATTAATTAGATTCAATCCATCATCACTTTCTATTGGAATACCACTTTCAAGAGAATATTCTAGATATGCTTTATTCCAAAATTTTTGTTTTTCTTTAGAAGTCCAATTCATAATTTTTCTATCCTTACTAATGTGTATTCATTCTCTTCTATCTCTTTATATTCCTTTTCAGAGATAGTGTATTGACTATGCTGAACTATATAATCCATTCTTCTTTGAACTTCATCATTCAGCCATTCTTCAGCTTCATATTCAAATTCAAAAGTCTTGATAACTGGGTTAGTATCAAGTGAATCAATCGCATAGGTAACTTTGTAATTCATAATTAATATTCACTTTCTAAAATTTTTCTTAATCCTGTCTCATCATTCATTGCATAACATCTTCTTATACCTTGATTTTCATAGTATTCAGTACAATCAATTAAATATTCACCCATAATTGATTGAAATACCATTTCATTCATAGGTTTTTGTTTTTGGCCTTTAATAGGCTTTTCTAGTTCATTCATTGTAAGATTTGTATAAACTAATTAAATGATAGCATATTATTGTATATATTTGTCAATAGTTAGAAAAATATCTACAAATGAAAAAGAGACTTATTTAAGTCTCTTTATCTCTCCCTATCTGTATTAAAAATTCATTAAAAGTTATTTTATCTTTAAAATATTCAGACATAACGTCAAAAAAGTGTATATCTGAATAAGCAATTAAATCTATTTCTAATTGTTTTATTTTACGCATAATAATAACCTTTAATTTTTAACCAATAAAACCTATTTAATTGTTTTTTAGATAGTTTTTTATCTTTCATAATTAGATTACCAAGTTCAATCCATTCTAATTCTTCTTTTTTAGTAAATGCCATTTTTAAAACTCTCTAAAACTTGGTGCAATTATTCCATAATCTCCCCAGTCTTTATAAAAAGGATAGATTTTATTATCTCTCATGTAGTCAGAATCAATCTTTAAAGTAAATCCTCTAGGATCACCATTAAAAAAAACCGGGATATTCTGATTTTTAAAATTTAGTAGTTTATCTACTTTATTTAAAATATCATTAATAATTTTTTCTTGTTCTTCTTCAGTGCATTTAGTACCATTACAAAAATCTTCAGCTATTGAGTGAGCTTTATTTTCTATTCTAAATAATGCCTTACAAAGTTTTACTTCATCAATAGATGTATCTAAGTTAAAAACTCTTTTTAAGTCTTTACCATGTTCAATAATGTTTTGATACATTATTTTGTTTTTTTCTTTTGTTGTTGACATAACAATAAAAATGTAAGATTTTAAATAAATTAATTAAGTTAATAATTAATTTTTTCAAGGTAGTTTTTAAGACTACCTTAAAAGAATTAATTTATTTTCTTAATTCTGATTCGCTCTTGTTAAACAACATTACATCATCTAATAATCTCAAATTTTTATTAGTTGCTGTAAGACTTTTCTTGTATTGAGTCTCACCGTTTTTAATGTTTTGTTGATATTGTTTTTTATCCTCTAGTAACTTTTTTCTAAAGGATAGATAAAAGGTTTTTTCTTGATTTGTTAAACCTTGAATAACTGGAATAGGCATAATTTTAGATAAGAATTAAGAATAAAAATAAATAAGGAATTAATATAAATTTCATTTTTTTATTTCTCCCATTTCTTTTTATTTTCTTCACTTGTTTTTATAAAATTTGAAATAGTACTTTCAAATCCTTTTAGAATTTCAAAATTGTTTTCTTCTTCATATGTTGAATAATCTTTAGTAACAACTAAATTTGCTAGTGCTTCATAAATTGAAGCTATTAAAGTCTCTTTATCCATCTTTAATCCTTTAGTGTTTGAAGAGTTATCTTTGAAAGTAACTGATCCAGTATTTATATTAATTTCGCATACGTCCTTTTCTTCCAACGTGTACCATTGGGTATTGAATGAATTGTAGTTCATAAGATTTGATTTTAAATTGATTTGTTTTTTGAATCGTTTATCATCTTCTTAAATGCTGTTTAAATGTCTTGTAATAGTCTTGTAACTTGTTTCGAGATTGTTTATATCTCTTTTTAGTGTTGACTACTACAGGATAATTTAAAAGCAATAGAAGACAATAAACTTAATATTAATATTAACCTATATCATGCTGACATCATGCTATATTAAGTATTGTTACATAAACAAATATTTATATCATTATCGGTTATTATATTAATAGTTAAACAAATCTTATTATGCCTGAAGAATTACAAAAATGGATTGACGCAATGCCAAAAGATTGCGGTTATGAATTAGCAAGTTTTAAACGTGGTGAATACTACGGAGAAAAACAAATCAAATTATTTCTAAGGAGAAAATAAAATGAATGTTAATTCTGAACTAATGCAGAATCCAGATAAAGCGTTTGAGCTAGGTTTTAAATTATCTGCTGAATTAAAAAATAATGTAGATAATTATATGTTTATCTGGGCTACAACAAGTGAGTTACAGTTTAAGCATGTAATCACTAGAGATACTCTTAAAATAGCTTACAGCTGATCCTAGCTAGCTTAAAATTAAAATTTATTTTGTAGCTACTGGGGAGTAGTTGCAGAATAATTTTTTATTTTTGTGTGCGTGGGGAACTTAAATATATATTGATTAATTTTTTGGTTCTATGCGGATGGCGAGTTCTGGAGCTTGAATATTAACTGTTTCTACGGATTCGCCTATTACTTTGCCTAGACTATCGAGAATTTGAGCAGCTGTTTGTAATTGACCTTTTTTAACAGCTTTGTTGAATAAACGGATTCTCATAGCTTGAAGGCGTGGAAGCATAGTTTCTCTATCTTTTTCCCAATCTTCTTTATTCCATTCTTTTACTTTTTTCCAATCTTGCCATGCGGTTACTTCGGAAATTGATTCAATTTTTGCGTGTTCTAGGACTAAAGCACGAGTTGTTTTACCTTCTAGTTGGCGAGTGTAGAGTCTTTGTGATCTTTCTTGTACTTGTTGTGCAGAAGAACGAGCAACAAATCGCATTTTACGTTTAGGTTGTTCTATTGGTTGATCTGTAGGAAAAGTAGAAGAAGCCACGGACTTACTTTTTGTAGTATTTATTGGAATAATAACCTAAAAAAGGAGGAATAGGCTATAAATAGGGGGTATTAGTTGAATTTTCTGTTATTTTTAAGGTTATGGCAGTTAAAAATGCAAATGATATAAGTTTGAGATATGCTCAGGGAGAGGTATTCAATAGTGACAAAAGATTTCGGGTGTTGGTTGCAGGAAGAAGGTTTGGTAAATCATACCTTTCCTGTATTGAACTGCTCAGAGGAGCTATCAATCGACCTGGAGAAGTTTATTTTTATTGTGCTCCTACTTATCGTATGGCGAAAGATATTGCATGGAAAGAATTAAAGAAATTAGTGCCGAAAGTATGGGTGCAGAGTAAAAATGAAACAGATTTGAGGTTAGATTTGATAAATGGATCGAGTATTGAGTTGAAGGGAACAGAAAATGCGATGGCATTAAGAGGTAGAAGTTTAGCTGGTGTTGTATTAGATGAGGCTGCATTTATGGATCGAGATGTGTGGGCTGAAGTAATTAGACCTGCATTGGCTGATAAACAAGGGTGGGCATTGTTTATTAGTACTCCTGATGGTACTGCAAGCTGGTTTTATGATATGTGGTGTTTTTGTGGTGAACAGGAGTGGGATGATTGGCAGAGATGGAGTTTTACTACTATTGAAGGGGGTAATGTTAAGAAGGAAGAGGTCGAAGCAGCTAGAAATCAATTAGATCCGAGGACATTCAGACAGGAATTTGAGGCTAGTTTTGAGAACTTAACTGGTCTTGTTGCTGTAAGTTTTAGTGATGAGAATATAGATAGAGACATTCAGGATTTACATATGATGCCTTTGTTGTTGGGATTAGACTTTAACGTAGACCCAATGGCAGGAATTTGTGCATATAAGCATGACAATAACCTCTATGTGTTTGACGAGATCATGCTAACGGGTGGTGCTACCACTTGGGATTTTGCAGAAGAGGTTGTTAGAAGGTATGGAGTAGATCGAAGAATTATTGCTTGTCCTGATCCTACTGGTAGTGCAAGAAAAACAAGTGGGGTAGGAGTTACAGATCATACAATTCTTAGAAGGTCAGGTTTTACTGTTATGAGTCCTAAAAGTCCGTGGAAAATAAGAGATAAAATTACTGCTGTTAATACTGCTTTACTTGATGCAAATGGCAATCAAAGAACTTTTATTCATCCAAGATGTAAAGAATTGATAAAAGCACTTAGAACTCTTACTTATGCACCTAATACTGGACTTCCTAATAAAAATCTAGGGGTTGATCATGCGTTTGATGCTTTTGGTTATCTTTGCCTACAACAATTTAATTTGGCAAAACCAGAGACATTAGGGCAGACTGCGTTTAGAATATATTAAGAACTACCTAATTCTTACTATGTATCATTCTACGACTAAGAAAAAGAAGAAGAAAAAGAAGGGAGGTAAAAAGCGTGGCGAATGTTCCTGTAAATAAAGCGTTATACTCTAGGGTAAAAGCAGAGGCTAAACGTAAATTTAAGGTTTACCCATCTGCTTATGCCAATGCGTGGCTTGTACGAGAGTATAAGAAACGTGGCGGTACTTACCGAGTGGAGAAAAAACGTGGCAAGAAGTAGTGGCGGTCTTACCCGTTGGTTTAAAGAAAATTGGGTTGATGTAAAGACAGGTAAGC